TATCGTGCAACAGACGTGACTGGACAAGTGTTCCAGTTGGTAGAACAATTTAAGCAGACAGCCAAGGGTAATTATGTGACTGTTAAGAATGGTGGTAAGTTTCCTGGTTTTCCAGAAGACATCCGGGTGAAAGTCGAAAGCATGAGTGACTACGAGTTTACTAGCGAAGCAGAGTTTGTTGAAGCCGGTAATACCCCGGTGGCCGAAACTATCGCATTAGAAACAGCACAAGAAACAGACGAACAGGTTATTGAACGTATTCGTCAGCGTTTTGAAATTTTGGACGAGATGGCCACCGCGGCAACTACAGGTGACATCCGTGCAATGATTGTATCAGGTCCCCCAGGAGTTGGTAAGTCGTTTGGTGTAGAGCGTATTGTTGAAAAGGCCTGCTTGTTTGATCAGATCTCGGGCAAGCGTTTACGTGCAGAAGTTGTAAAAGGTTCAGCAACAGCATTGGGTTTGTATTCTACACTATACAAGTATAGCGACAGTAATTGCGTACTGGTATTTGATGACTGTGACTCAATTCTTGTTGATGATGTTGCACTCAACTTGCTGAAGGGTGCTTTGGATTCTGGTAAGAAGCGTAAGATTTCGTGGTTGAGTGACAGCAATATGTTGCGTCGCGAAGGCGTTCCGGATTCGTTTAACTTCAATGGCTCAGTAATCTTTATTACTAACTTAAAGTTTGATCAAATGAAAAGCCAGAAATTGCGTGATCACTTGGATGCACTACAAAGTCGTTGTCACTATTTGGACTTGACATTAGACACTATGCGTGATAAAGTCCTGCGTATCAAACAGATTGCCAACGATGGTGCGCTGTTCGCAGAATATGATTTTGAACAATGTGTACAAGATGAGATCATCGCGTTCTTAGAAGACAACAAGAACAAGTTCCGTGAGATGAGCCTGCGTATGGCTATCAAGGTAGCTGACTTGCGTAAGAGCTTTCCACTTAAATGGAAGGCCATGGCAGAAGTAACTTGTATGAAAGCTGCATAAGTTTCTGTAGCGGCAACGCTACAGCCCATAGCTCGCTCTAGCTCCTGAGTTATGGTTTTTGATCCCCGGGTTTAACCGCTCGGGGATTTTTTTATTTGCAATACCGTAAAAAATATGTTACACTAACGCTATGCACAAACATCAGCACGTTGAAGACTACATGGAAATCATTGCTGGCTATCGAGAGCCCAATGGTAAGCCCAACAACAATCTTTTTACCGTATGTGAACCTATTATCAGCCTGGCTAGATATGACATGAAAGTTGTGCCCAGTTTGGCAGAACAAAGTTATGGCGGTGCCGGTTACACAGACAAGCAGGCCAAACTGGCTTTAGAACTGGTTATTAAATACGAGCGTCAATTGAATAAACACGGAGTTGATGTAGGACCATTAAAGATCAATCCCGAATATCGATTGCCGTTTCGTGCTATTGATCGTTCCACACGTCTCTGGATAGAAAACGATACCATACACCTGCGTTTTCCATACGATGTAAAATTAGTAGAACAAGTCCGCGATGCTGGTAAAGAAAGCAAAGGATCTGTCAGGTTTGATAGAAATAAAAGACAGCACAACATAGCACTAACTGAATGGAACTTAAATTGGTTTTATGCCTTTGCTCGAGCTAATAATTTTGAAATAGATAAATCTATAGAAGATTTAATGCAGTTGGTGTTGGCAAGAGAAACAATACCCTTTGCCATTGAATTGTGTTACTGCGATGGCGGAGTACACCTGACTAATGCTGCCAGCAGTTTGTTAGAATATATACAAGATCATTTAAATGGTCTGACACTGGAAAATATTATTCAACTAATTGATCAAGCACCAATCCTGGGTTACTCGGTGAGTAAGGATATTTCTAAAACTGTTATCGACGAGTTTGGCACACGCTTCTGGAGTTTATGTGCTAATCGTCAACTCAAAGTTGATACACAAACCAGTCAAAATTTAGTTGAGGATATTGTATCTTATGCTCGGGCTACCAACAGATTTCCTATATATGTATTTGAACCAGACTTATCGGGCCGACTGTTAACAGAATTTAATCGGTTCTTTCCTGGAGAAATCCATACATTAAACAACAATACAGACATCGATCGTAGTGCCAAAGTTATTTACACAGGCAAAATACCACGTAAGCCAATTGAGCATATTCCCTTGTTGATCAGTAGTGCTGGCATGCTGCATGGTGGCGACCGACAAATTTGGATACAGACTGCAGAAAAGGTTGTATACTTTGCAAAAGAAGTGTATAATAACAATACCAAAGGAACAACAGTTTGCAAGCTAGATTAATCATTAAGGATGAAGTCAATGTCAAGATCGAAGGACTGGATCTTGTTGACCGTAAGAACCTTGTTAATAAATTCAAATACGAAATACCCGGCGCCCGATATCAGCCTAGTGTTAGACTAGGAAGATGGGATGGTAAGGTAGCATTCTTTCAGCTAGGCGGAAGTAGTTATATTAACCTACTTCCAGAGATACTGTCATACTTAGACAGCAAGGGTTATGATGTTGACGTAGATGATCAAAGAACATACCGTACACAGTTTGAGTTCACAGAATTCAAAGAAGATACCTTTGGTGATATTGCTTGGCCAGCCGGTCATCCCAATGCCGGCGAGCCGATTGTGTTTCGCGATTATCAAGTTGAGATTATCAATAACTTCTTAAGCAATCCGCAGAGCATACAGGAAATTGCTACAGGTGCTGGTAAAACTATCATGACTGCGGCCTTGAGTAAAACAGTAGAGCCGTATGGTCGTAGTATTGTGATTGTGCCAAACAAAAGTCTAGTGACCCAAACAGAAGCAGACTATAAAAATCTAGGACTTGATGTAGGCGTCTACTTTGGAGACCGCAAGGAGTTTGGTAAGACACATACCATCTGTACTTGGCAAAGCCTGAACATCCTGCTAAAGAATACGCAGAACCACGAAGCTGATGTTACCATCGTCGACTTCATTGAAGATGTAGTGTTGATCATGGTTGACGAAGTACATATGGCCAAGGCCGATGCACTAAAAACCTTGCTCACTGGTGTGTTTGCACATGTTCCTATCAGGTGGGGATTGACCGGCACAATACCCAAAGAAGATTACGAAAAAGTGTCAATATTCTGCAGTCTGGGCACAGTCGTGGGCAAGTTAAGTGCGTCGGAACTTCAAGAGGCAGGTCACTTGGCCAACTGCCATGTAAATATTGTACAGTTAGTTGATCATGTTGAGTACAAAGACTATCAACAGGAACTAAAGTATCTAACAGAAAACGCAGAGCGTATAGATTACATTACAGATTTAGTTAACAAGGTCAACGGGACAGGCAACACCTTAGTGCTGATTGATCGCATTGCTACAGGTAAAATGCTAGCGGAACGACTAGGCGATAATGCTGTATTTGTAAGCGGTAGCACCAAAGCTAAAGACAGGAAAGATGAATATGATGAAGTTGCGATTAGTAGTGATAAGATTATTGTGGCTACCTATGGTATTGCTGCTGTGGGCATTAATATCCCTAGGATCTTTAATCTTGTGCTTATTGAGCCCGGTAAGTCCTTTGTTCGAGTTATTCAGTCAATCGGGCGTGGTATTAGGAAAGCGGAGGACAAAGATTTCGTCCAAATCTGGGACGTCACCAGCACCTGTAAATTCGCAAAAAGACATTTAACAAAACGCAAACAGTTTTACAAAGAAGCGAATTACCCATTTACTATAGAAAAGGCCGACTGGCAATGAGGATTTTAACACTAGACAACACAAGTTATTCAATGGATACCATTCCAGATGAAATAGATGAAGTACGTTTTTGCGTGCTGGACAATAGCGATCCCAAGGATCCTGACTACTTTTATATTCCCTTAATCTTTTTAGAGTCGTTTAATAGTCCAGCCTTGGTACTAAAGATTGGCGAGAATACTATTCGCATGCCGGTTGATTGGCAATTGCTCATTGGCGAACCAGACTTCGGCGACTTAGAAGTGGTACCACTAACCAGTATTAACGATCGTGGATTTAATGTGTTTACATTTAATCCCTTAACAAGTTTTAAACCTGAGTTTTATCCTGTAGAAATTGTAGACATTTATCAAGATGTTAAATGGTATTTCCCCAAACTTAAACCGGGACAGTTATTGGCCATACCATTGACTGAAGGCGAAAAACCCATGTGTGCGTTCTTTATTAAAGATATCAGTCGCCAGAGCGAAGTTATTGACTACGGCAAAGTTTGGTGAGATGACCACGCACACCGCCAATCAAATTACATCATATGATGTTTACGAAAGCCCAGATGGCGGACGTACCATATATGTCCGTAAAGCTGGGCAAGCCGCCCGAATATTACACAAGATTGATCCCATACTTGAAGCAGAAATACTGCGTGAACGTGATCGTAATAAATGGATGGACATATTCAATACAAGTGAACAGAGTCCAGCTTTACAAGAAGCCATTGAACGTGTTATAGTATTATACGAACTAGCAAAAGATCCCACAACTTTACCTCCAGATTGGCACCCAGTATGAGCAAAGAAGAAGATAAAATCAAACACAGTAAACGATTACACCATGTGTGGACAGCTATCAAGCGGCAATTAAAAATTGCCAAGTCTCATGGCGTAGCCAATAAAGCGATACAAGAACCACATCGCCTCGCTAAACACCATGCCATGGATTGTGGGGTGCCTAATTGTCCCATGTGTAGCAATCCCAGACACAATAAAGCAACCAAGGAACACTTGACTATCCAAGAACGTCGTAATAATCAAAAAAGTAAAGATGAGTGAAGATAAGTTAAGCATCCGAAGTGAGATGACTGCATTTGATCGTAAGAATCGTGGATTCTATGACAGCCTCACTGATGAAGAAAAGAAGAAGTTTAGTCCATTCCTGATGATTCGTTATGGTGCCACTGTGACAGGCAACTCGGACCTACAGGCCTATTACTTGATGAGTTGCAATGAAAGATTAAACAAGAATTTCTTTGACATCAATACCACGCAACATAAAAAGCTACAATGGCTGATGGCCACAACAGTGAGTCCGGGCATGGGCAATCAATACCACCAATGGCTTGCCGCAAAAAAGAAAGAAGGCACAAATAATAAAGCAGTAAAGTTTTTACGTGAATTACATCCAGAACTGCGTGAAGATGAAATAAAACTATTGTCAGAAATAAACACCAAAGATGAACTTAAAGAATATGCTAGACACCTCGGATGGGATGACAAGCGAATTAAATCAGACTTATAAATGTCGTTATTGCGAAAAATCATTCCGTAAGGAGTCAAGTCTTATGGTACATCTGTGCGAGCCCAAGCGACGGTGGCAACAAGAAAAAGAAGTAGGAGTACAGTTAGGACTAAAGGCTTATCTGCGCTTTTATGAAATTACACAAGGCAGCGCCCGGCTGAAAAGTTATGCGGATTTTATCACCAGTCCTTATTACAATGCTTTTGTTAAATGGGGTCGTCACATGGTTGGTATACGTGGCGTCAACCCGTCGGCCTTTTTAGAATGGCTGTTAAAGAACAACAAAAAAATAGATCACTGGTGCAAGGATGAGTTTTATGTGTTATACTTGCATGAGCATCTAAAGAAAGAAGCAGTACAAGACGCACTTGAACGTGCATTAAAGGAAATGCAAAATTATGCAGATGATCACCCAGATCTTAAAAATGGTTTTACAGATTATTTTCGTTATGCCGGTGGGAATCGTATTTGTCATCATATCAGCACTGGTAGGATTAGTCCTTGGATTGTATATAACTGTGACAGTGGAGTTGCCTTCTTGGATTCGCTCACTGAAGAACAGGTACAGATAGTGTTGCCTTGGATTGACCCCGAGCACTGGCAACGTAAATTTAGAGATTACCTAGCCGATGCTGAGTGGGTTAAAGATATATTGGGAAAGGCCGGTTTATGATTACTGTAGAAATGCAAGAACTGTTTGATGATCTCAAACGTGACCTGGTTGCTATCAGGACTGATATCATCATAATCAAATACAGTTTAGAACAGATTGAAAATCAACTTGGAAAACAACCTCCAGCAGATCCGGATCCGTTCGTAGGACAGACACTACATAACCTATGAAATTTAAGTCAGACATTGATATAGACTTCGGTGATCGCGCACAGGCATTGGCTTTGCTTGACCACACCGCTGCCAGTATCAATCGTGACGATCGTTGGGTAGCGCACAACACAGGTGTTTATGTAACAGATGTGCCTGTAGACCCATTCTCGGGTCGGGCCAGCTTGGACTACGAAGCAGCAGAAAATCGTGGCTATATGAAATTGGATTTTTTGAACGTATCATTATATACCCAGATAAAGAGCGAAACACATTTAACGGAATTGATTGCACAAGAACCAGACTGGGCCAGTTTGTATGATCCAGAGTTTTGTGGCAAGTTGATACACATTAATAATCACTACAAGACACTGATCAAGATGCCCGAAGCAGTCAATAGTGTGCCACGTATGGCCATGTTCTTGAGTGTGATACGTCCGGCAAAGCGTCATTTAATTGGCCTACCCTGGGCAGAAGTTGCTCGTACTGTGTGGGATAGACCTGCTGAAGAAGAATACTACTTCAAGAAAAGCCACGCTGTAGCGTATGCTCATCTTGTGTGTGTCAATATGAATTTGCTAACTAACTTTTCTAACTAATGTAATTGATTTACGTTTACTGCGTTTAGTACTCATTTCTTTAAGGCTCACATACGGGCCCATCTTTATTTCTACGTCTTTGCTGTTCATTGTGCGTAAACAAGGTTTGAATACCATCCAATCGGCTTTTAAAAACACGTTGATTGGAATTAGTCTATTACTTTCCCACCACCAGGTCTCTCCTAGTTCCAGGAATATTTTCTTGATTTCTTCGCCTTTGAGAGCGCCAAAATCATAAAGTGTAGTTATAACTTCATCTGAATTTTGTATGATACCTATGTAATCGTTACCACCGTAGGTTATGTAACTGATAAATGGATATTGTGTGAGTAGGTTTTTATAATGGTCTTCCACGGCGCTTTCGAATAAATATATAAAATGATTACTATCAAAGCATATTTATATCCGAATACAGTAGAGGTTCAAATTATGGACCCT